ACCTTGCTTCCCTTGAGGAACTTGGCCTTGTTGGCGTCTGCTGTTCCACGTGAAACATCGCCGCCCTCAGCGTAGCGCGGGATGCCGTTCTTCACCACGTCGTCGCGCATGTCGGGGGTGATGTTGAACGTGTGGACTGGGGCTTGGTAGGTGGGCTTCACCTTGGTCGCCCAACCGGACTCAATGCCCTCGGGCACTTCAACAGCGCCTGGTTGCACCTGCACGCCATGCTTCTTGCCGAACTTGTTCAGGAAGGTGGGCACCATCTTGTCGTAGAACCCCTTCATGCCCTCGCCGCCCATGTCGAGGTCGTCACCCTCTAGGTAGTGGTGGCCCATCTGCTGGGGCGCTTGCAGCAGCTTGGCAGCAGCCTCCTTGCCGATTAGCGCCTGGACGCGCTCGGGCGTGGCGCCCTTCTCGTTGGCAATCGTCTCGCGGTTGGGCTTAAACGCCTGAAAGTGCTGCGTCTCTGGGTTGTACGACACCGAGCCCACCTGCTTGCTCAGGCCAAAGCGCTTGGCCTGCTCCGCGCCTGGGGTGACCGCGATCTGGTCGTAGCCGTTCTCGGCGGCGTGCTGGATCATGGCCTTGAGCGCCAGTTCGTGCCAATCCTTGGCGTGAGGGCCATGGGGCACGCCTTCATCCTTGAGCTGCTCCAGCTTGTCGAGCTTCATGGTTGCTTCTCGGTGGTCGTCCACCAGGCGACCGTACTCGCCGTACACCATGCCGCTGGAATCCTCGTCGGCCTCCTTCAAGTAGCGGTCCATCAGCTTCTTCTCAGCCCTGGCCGCTTTGATCTGGGCGTTCAGGTCCTTGGGCAGGTAGCCGTGCTCGCGCCCTTGCTGGTGCCAATCGGACTGGATTTCCTCGATGTGCAAAACCTTCTTACTTGGACCTTGGTTCGGCACTACGTCTAGCATGGGGCGAAGATGTTCGGGGTAACCTTCCACCGCAGCCTGCGCTTCTTCCGCCGTTTTGTAATGTTGACCTTTGAAGCCGGACTTCTTGTTGCGCAGGGTGTAACCCATTTCACCGGGGGACACGCGGTCCTTGACGCGCACGCTGGCTAGGATGTTGGGCATACCGCCGAAGTGCGCCGGGTTGCCCCCGAAAGAGTCATCCGGCATCTGGCGAAGCGCTGCCAATTCCTTTTGGATTGCCCGGATTTTTTCAGGCATAAGCATGGGCGCTTGCAACTGGTTGCTAAGTTCTTTTATTTTTTCCTGGGTCTGGTTCGGTGTGTGCAGCAGGATTTCGCGGTAGTTCTCGCCGCCGGGCAGGGTGTACTGCCCGTGGTGCGTCTGCTTGCCTTCCAGCTCGCGCATCTTGAGCGGGAACTTGTTGCTCTGGCTTTTGAGCTTCTCCATGAACTCAGCCCGCTGCATCTGGGGCAGCGCCATGAGCGCCTGCAGGTCGCGGTCTTCAGCCTCGGCGGGCTTGTAGCCGGGCTTCTTCTGCAGCTCGGCCATGTACTCGGCACCCGTGCCCTTGGGGCGGGTGACCTGCTCCATGAGCTTGTTGATGGGTGAGTACAGTCCTGTCATAGCTTGCGCTCCGTGATGCGAATGTAGTCCTTGATGCTACCGCCCGCTGCCATGTTGATGTCGGGGTTGCGGGTGTCGTAGGTGCCACGGTTACCGATGGCGGACTTGATGGCGTTGGGGTTGTACAGGCTTAGGTTCTTATGCCCGGACTCACCGATGTAATAGGCGTCGTGACCAAGGTCTTTGATTGCCTTTTGAATGTCCCGGTCTTCCATATACATCCAATTGCCCACAGGGCTTTCAGCGGTTATGGCGTCAACCGTGCTCTGCAAACCTTTGTTGTTAGGGAACTTTTTAGCGATGTGTTGTTTCAGCGCTTTGATGTGCGCGGGGTTGTCGTAATCAAACGGGTTCTTGACCTGAACATGCACCGGCATGACGTTGGCACCGGAATGGCTATTCAACGGGTCGGATGCGTTGTCAATTGCAAAGTCGCTGGCAAATTCAGGATCGGGGGTAACAAAGTTGCCTGCGCGGTTCTTGGCAAACGCCTTGAAGTCGCGGTCAGTGCCGTGGTACATCCGATTTTTCACCACGCTTGGTTCCAGAAACTTTCCCAGCGCCTGCTTCATCTGTTCCACCGAGAGGGTGGCCGAGCCGCCCTTAGCCATCTTGGGCATCGGTGCGCCAGGCGGCGGCGTGGCCTTCATAGCGGCCATGGCCTGGCCCTGCCGGGTCATCTGCAGGATGTTGCTCTGCGGACCGCCAGGCGCCGGTGCTGGCGCTGGTGGCTGGCCGGGGGCTCCGGGCGGTGGGCCGCCTTGAGGCGCGCCCTGGGGGCCGCCTGGTGCTGGTGGCTGTCCGGGCTGGGCGCCTGGCTGCCCTGGCAGCATCTGCTGGCCCTGGGCATCGGGCTGGAAGTCCACGCCGCCCACGGGGAAGCCTGGTCCACCAGACGGCGGGGCGTAGTGCTTGACCTTCATGTTGGGTGCCTCGTTCGCGCCGACGTCCTTGAGGTTGGACATGCCGCGCAGCATGACGTGCGCCAGCATTTCGTCTTGGCCAGGCTCATCGGCCTGAACCTCGCCGCCCTCGGCGTAGCTCCCGGTGCGCAACTTCTTGTCGCGCGCCATCAGGTACTTGCCGTAGGCGTCTAGCGTTTGGTTGTTCAGCAGTTGGGAGGTGCCCTCCTTGCGCTTCTCCAGCGCGCCCAACACCGTGTTGCGCAATGACGGCCCTGGGTTGTTAGCAAATTCCTTTGACAAGGCGCCCATGCGCTCACCAAACAACGTCTCAGCGGGCATGCTGTGCCCCAGCGTGCCCAGGTACTTGCCGGAGAAGTTGGTGTCGTAGGCCTTGTTCTTGGACGGCGTGAGCGTCATGAAGTCCGGGTCGCTACCGATGACCGTGTTGCCGATGTAGCCCTTGGGCACGCCGCGCAGTGCGGGGTCGGTGACGGCGTTGGCCACGTCCTCCATGTTGAAGTCCAGCGCCTTTTGGTTGGCCTTGAGGTAGCCCACCCGGTCCACGATGGCCTTGCGCAGCTCGCCCGCTGTGGTGTCCAGGCCCTCGCCCGTAGTGATCTGCCGCTCGAAGTCTGGGTGGCCCAAGCCAACGAACTTGGTGAAGGGCTTGACGCGCTTCTTGTTTTTGATGATTGAGTGGTTCCGAATCTCGTTATCCATGCGGGCCAGCTCCTGGGGCGAAAGCCCTGCCCTCACCACCAACTGGCGCAGTATCTCGGTGGGCGTCATGGAGAAGTCTTCGGCCCGCGCGCCCATGGTGATGGGCATGTGCAGTAGCTGGCCGGTGCCGCCGCTGCGCTCGTTTTCCATGCGGGCGATGGCCTCGCGGGTGGCGATCTTCTTGGCGATGTCGTTGCCCGATGCGCCTGCGACGCCCTGGGCCATGTGCTCAAGGTCGCGGGCGTAGTCTTGGCCGCCGTGCGTGGTGACCGACTCGGGCAGCTCGTGGCCGGAGATGCTGTGGACCCGCACGTTGCGGCTGGTACTGTCCCAAGGCATCACCATCATGCTGGCGCCCTTGTGCTTCTCCAAGTCCACCGGGGTCTTGGGCGCCAAGCCGGTGGGCTCGCTCACGTCAAAGCGCTGGCCGACAGCCCGGTTTGGCTTCTTGGGCGTGCTGGTCAGGTGGCCGCGTTGGGCGAGCATCTGGCGCATCTGGTTGGGTGTTGGTTCCATGGCTGGGTCCTACGTTGCTTTGCGCACGGGCAGCGCGCCGAATACTGCCGCCATCGGCATCTGAGTGTTGCGCTGGAGTATGCCACCGTAGCCGTACTCTTGGGCCAGCCGCTCCATGTCGGTAAAGGCGCCCTGCCGGTTCTCCACGCCCTGGTTGTACGGGGCCGAAAACGGGGTGACGTTGTTCTCGCGGGCCAAAGCGTACAGCTTTTGCGGATCGCTGGCCACGTCGTACAGGTCGCTGGCGCGGGCGCGGTACTTGTTCGTGCCCAAACCCGGCTCGCCGCGCGCGGGGTCGCCTGCGTAGAAATAGGTTCTGTCGCGCACCGCACCTGGGCTGGCCAAGCGCTCGGCCTCCTCACCCTTGATGCCCGTGCCGTACCGGCTGGGGTCGGTGACGGTCAGGTTGGGCTCGTTGCTGAAGTGCGTCAGCTCCGCGCTGGCCGGGTTGGCGGGTTTGAGCAGCGGGCGCAAGTAGGGCGGCACGCCGCCTGCGTACTCGCCTTGGTTCATCTCTGGGGGCAACAGCACGGCCTTCTGCGGGGCGTACTGGAAATGGTTGGACAGCAGGTCCTTCTTGGCGGCGGCTGCGGCGTCGGCCAGATCGTCGCGCCCTTTGCGACGGGCGTGGTAGATGGCCTCGTCCAGCGCCCGGACCTCTTTCTTGATCTCGGTGTTGAGCGGGGTGTAGTTCACCACGCTGTTCTGGCCGCGTGTCTCAGCGGTCATGGCCGCGCGGGCCAGTGGGCTGTACATGGCCGAGTGCGCCGCCCATGCCTTCTCTTCGCCCTTGGGTCCGAACTCGTTGCCATGGACGCCGTGCCCATAGAAGTCGTGAACCGCCCGGAACATCTCGTTGGTGTTCAGCCCGGTCTGTGGATCAATCTCGTGCAGGAAGTCGTGCCGGTCGCCGCCTTGGAACACGTTCAGGTGCCGGTTGTTGTAGATGTCGGCCAGCATCTCTTTGCTGCTGTTGTAGTTGCCTTCACCATTGCGGTGGAAGCTCGTGCTCACCGGCAGGCTGTGGAACTGCTGCTTGGTCTCGTGTGCCAACTGCTGGTAGGCCTGTGCCAGCAGGTCGTCGTAGTCCTTGGCCTGCGCCGCCTCTGGCATGGAGCGTTGATAGGCCTCGAACACGGCCTTCTTGTACTCAGGGTGCTCGGTGGCCGCAAGGTTGAAGGCCTGCCCGATGGGGGCCTGCTTGCGCAGGGAGCTCTCGCTGTTCTCGACGGGGGCATATGGCCGCCCGAACATCTTGCGGCTGTAGGCGTTGGCGGCTTGGTGCGCCAGCCCGGTCTTGTTGCGGATTACTTCGCGGATGTCCGCATCCGCAAGTGGTTGCGAAAGCTGGCCTCGTGATGATCCGGGTGCATCTTGGGTGCCGTTCCAATTGCCTGCTCGATCATCTTGCGCAGTTGTGCCGCGCGCTTTAAGGCTGCGGGGGCGGACCCGCCAGAAAGGGCCTTCTTGTGCTGTGTCATATTGTGCCTCGGTGGTTGTGGGCATGGCGTGTCCCGGTAGTTGGCGCGCATTTTATACCGCGTAGGGGTTTTCTCTCTTGTGCGGGTTGGCGTCGGCGTAGTCCTCGTCGTCCACCCAGCTCGTCGGGAAGTCGATGGTGAGCCACCCGGCGTCACGCAAGTATCGCAGCGCTTGGCTCATGGCGTCAACAAAGTCGTCGTGCGCGGTGCCCTCGGGGAAGCTGCAGACCTGGCTGACCATGCCCTCGGCCCAGTCGCGCACGAAGCCCTTGCGGTTGCCCGACTCGGGTATCCAGACGCGCCCGGCCTTGATCACGTTGGCCACGATGGACAGGCGCTGTATCTTGTCGGCCCGGCCTGGGTTGTACGCCTGGACCGGCACGCCCGCCCTGCGCAGGTCCTGGATCAGGCTGATGCCTGCGCTCTTGTCCTCAATCAGCAGCAAGTCCACGCGCTTCTTGGTGCGGCCCTCGCCGTAGACCGTCTCGTACTCGTCGAGTATCTTGGGGCGCAGGTCCGGGTACTGCAGGTGGTCTTGCCAGCAGTCGATCACCATCGCGCACATGCCGCCGTCCTCTGGCTTGAACACGCCGAAGGTGATGTGCGCCGTCGGGTCGTTGTGCGTCTTCTCGCTGGCCGCGCAGTCCACGGACTGCACGATGTACTCGAACTTGGGGAAGGGCTTGCCGTTGGGCCAGAGCCGGAACCAGTCGCGCTTGACGATGCCTGACTCTTCTGGGTCAATGATCTCAGCGTGAATCTCCTGGCGGCCCAGCTTGGTGCCCTCGTACTGGAGAATCTGCTTTTGAAACGACGGGGCCAGGTTCTTGATGTTGACGTAGGTGGACGCGGTGGTGACCACCACGTCGTCGCCGTTGCGGTCGATCAGGTCCATGACCACCGGCTTGGGCTTGGGTGTCGTGGAGCAGATTACCCTGGTGTGGCTGCCCAGGCGGACGGCGAACTGGATCATGTCCCAGGCTTCTTGCAGGTACTCCCAGGCCGCCAGCTCGTCGAGCCAGGCGCCGTGCCACTGTCCACCACGGAAGCGCTCGGGCTCGCTGGCCGCGATGCCCTTGATCAGGCTGCCGTTGGTGAGCGTTATCTCGTGCAGGCTGCTGTTGTACTTTTCCACCAGCTTTGGGGGGATCACGGCGATCAGCCCGGATTCGCCCTCGTAGCACGTGCCGCGCAAGTCGGCACTGGTGGGGGCCGACACCAGCCAGCGCGTGCCAGGGTTCTCCCAGGCCCACCAGCCCACTGTCTCAGCCGAGGTGCGCGTCTTGCCCGAGCCACGGCCACCCAGCATGAGCCAGATGCCCCAGTCGGTGCCCACGGGCTCTAGCTGGAACTTGTGCGCCTTGAGCAGCCACCGCGCGCGCCACTCGAAGGCGAGGCGGTGGTGCTCTGGCAGCTTGGCATACTGCTCGCGGACCGCAGGGTCCTGGAGCAGCTCTACGACGCTACTCACTTGCCTGGCGCGTCAGGGCGAGGGTCTTGAGCATTTCGCCGAAGATGTCGAAGCTGGCCTCGACCACCACGGGGTTCTCGTCGTCGCCTGCCAGGATCGTTTTGTCGCCGTACTTCTTGGGGTGCCACGCCTTGAGCAGGCGCATGCGTGTGTCGATCTGCAGCTTGCGGTGGCCGAGCATGTCTTCCTCAGTCACCGTCATGGTGTCGTCGTCGTCCGACGCGCCGCTGTTGGTGACTACCTTGCGGCCCATGTGCTGGTTGTCAGCGATGTGTAAGGCTTCTTCTGCAAGGATTTCAAAGCCCACTTCCCGAGCGCGCGCGTAGTCTATTGCGAATTGTTTGTCTTCGTCGAGCCAACGGAAGATCGACGGGTAGCTCGGAAGGTCCTCGCTGCTCTTGCAGAAATCCCGTAGCGTCTTGCCATCAGCAAGCCACGCCACGATCTGCTCCTTGATTTTTTCCTTGTTCGGGTACAGAGTGCCGCCTGGTGGGCGCCCCATCTTCTTGCCTGTTGCCATGTTTTGCTCCTAGCGCATCTTTCAGCGCGTTGGAGCGGAGTTTAGCTCAATGCAGGGATTTACCCTCGCTGCTGAACAGCTCGTCCCGTATGGTCCGGGCCTGCCGCATCGCGTCCGTGATGGCGTCTACCGGCAGGTCCAGTATGGCCGACACCGAGGTTAGCGCGCTGATCAGGGCCGACACGCCCACGTCAGCGCGCAGGTTGCGGCTGTCCAAGTAGCCCATCAGCGCGATGGTTTCGGCCTCCACCTGCTGCATCTTTTGATCAACGCTCATAGCAGCTC